CCTCTAATGATTTATCTATGTTATAACCTACGCCATCTGTATTTTGCAGGTCTATTTTAATTCCATCTCTATTACCATCATCATAAAATATATAGCAATTTTGACTTGCTCTACCACTTAGGTTGAGGGCTTTTTCTGCATAGTCGTTACTTCCAACTAAGCTACTTGATCTGGCGTAACCATCACCTATTCTTGCAGAATGTACATGACCAAAAATCATATAGTCTATCGCTATACCTTTTAAAGAGTATCTTCCTATTATTTGGTTTACTGCTGATTCCAACTTACCCCTTAAAGATCCATGACCATGTAACATTAATAAGTTTTGACCTGCTACATTTATCACTAATTCTGATGGATTCCCTTGTATAAATTTAACACAACTATCTCTAAATAAATACCTTAAACATTGGAAAATTGTATAATCATAGTTATCTGATGCTATTATCTTCGACCATCCCATCTCAGGATTAGCCCTACCTTCGTTACCAATGATAGAAGCGACAGTTACATTAAAGTCTTCATTTAAGTCTAAAATAGCTTGTTGGAGGATATCCACAGCAAGGAATGTAGCATTAGCTCTGTTAGTAGCTTGATTTAAGAGTTCATCGAGCCTACGATCGCTATTCATCATATCACCAGTCATAGCAACAACTATGTTAGTTATGTTTGCTGTTTTAAAGTACCTTCTAGCCTTATTTACGAAAGCTCTTATTCTTTCCGATGCAACGCTAAAATCATATCGATTGTTTTCTAATTCTACGATTTCATTGAAGTGGACATCACTCAGTTGTAATACTCCACAAGCTTTATCGTTAACACTAAATTTATTAGTAGACTTGTTTAACTTATTATTTTCAAAAAGCGTTTTTAATTCTTTTGTGTATTCTTCTATAGCATTTTCGATTCTTGCGTGTTCACGAAATGCTTTGTTATATATTCTATTGTTGTCCTGAGCTTTCTGCTTTTGTTTAGATAATCTTACATTTTCTCGTACGATATCTAAGTCAGCATCCCATATAGGATATATGGTCGTTTGTAGACATTTTCGGCACTTATATCTTTGCTGACCTTTTCTGTCTCTGCCTTCCTTGCGCATACCTATATGGTAGCAATTAGGACAAACTAACTTTTTTTGGTCTATCATAGACCTCCTAGCTTATTGTGATTTGACTATTTCACTTAACTCTTTAGCCCTATTAGGACTGTCAGACTTTGCCCATTTAGAATCGAGCATCTCCTCGCTAGCCTTCAAAAAGTTATCATCTTTTATATATTGTATTGTTTTACGAAATTTTCGTACTCCAGAGAACCCAATCTGGAATATCATGTTTATAAGCACTTCTTGTATAGCTTTTGGCTTTTCAAAAAACCATTCGCTCCAATCATGATGATTGCCTATGCTTTTAATTATATTATTTATTTTTCCATCTAAAATGAGGTCTGCAACTTCACGATTCATCACTAAATCTTTTATGGCAAATCCATAGCCTATAGTATCATACCCATTAGGACATTTATATACACGAGGTTCATAACCTTCATGATGTGCTATTTGTTTTTTTAAATTATCAAGATTCATCTTCTGTCCAATCTGATCCTGAAAGTATTGTTAATATTTCGCTATGATTATAAGTGGTCATATTGTAAAAGCAGTAGGGTTTTCTGCCATCATATTTAAGTATTGCTTGAGTACCATCTAATGATTTTCTAAGTGTATCCATAGATGATTGTATAGCACTTTCTATCATTTCTTCTGTTATGTCAGATACATTTACTATAACCCATTTTCTATTACTATAATCCATTAGAATGAATCTCCTTCAATATTATCTGCACTCATATTTGTCATTACACCTGCGTTACCATTGAC